CGCCCAGATCGGCAGCTCGGGCAACTCCGCCCAGATCGGCAGCTCGGGCTACTACGCCCAGATCGGCAGCCCGGGCTACTACGCCAAGATCGGCAGCTCGGGCAACTCCGCCCAGATCGGCAGCTCGGGCGACTACGCCCAGATCGGCAGCTCGGGCAACTACGCCAAGATCGGCAGCTCGGGCTACTCCGCCCAGATCGGCAGCTCGGGCTACTACGCCAAGATCGGCAGCTCGGGCTACTCCGCCCAGATCGGCAGCTCGGGCAACTACGCCCAGATCGGCAGCTCGGGCGACTCCGCCCAGATCGATAGTACCGGCGTCGACTCCGTGATCTGCTGCGCAGGTCGTGGCTGTACGGTAAAAGCAAAAATCGGGAGTTGGATCACGCTTGCGGAGTGGGAATATTCCGAAGAAAAGGGGCGATACGTTCCGCGCTGCGTGAAGACGGAATACGTCGACGGCGAGAATATCAAGCCCGATACGTGGTATCAGTTGAAGAACGGTGAGTTTGTGGAGGTAAACAGATGAAGCTTACGGAAAAGCTGATCGCCATTCAGGCGCAGCTGAAAGCGCCAAAGGACAAGACCAACAACTTCGGCGGCTACAAATATCGCTCCTGCGAGAGCATTTTAGAGGCTGTAAAGCCCCTGCTGCAGGCGCAGGGCTGCATCCTGACGATCTCGGACGAGATTGTAGAGAGTGGGAACCGGATCTATGTCAAGGCAAAGGCGACTCTGTCCGACGGCGAGGGCGAATATACCACGTTCGGTTTCGCCCGGGAACCGGAGAGCAAGAAGGGCATGGACGAACCGCAGGTGACCGGTACGGCCAGCTCTTACGCCAGAAAGTACGCATTGAACGGCTTGTTCGCCATCGACGACACGAAGGATGCCGATACAGATGAATATGCCAGAGAAATCGGGAGAGCGTCCGGGCGGAAACCGCCCGCTGCTGCGAAGTCCACCGAGGCTGCAAAGAAGCCGGAGATGCTCTTTAAGTGTTCCGCATGCGGGAAAGAGATCACCGGCGAGACGATCAACGGGCATGCTTAGCTTTGAGGATGCTGAAAAGCGCCTGATGCAGACCATGCAAGCGGGATTTGTGCCGTATGCCATGCTGTTTCGCGGAGAGGACGGAAAGTATGATCCGGAATGGCGACGTTTCCAGCGCGAATGGTGCCGCCCGATTATCACTGGGAAAAAGTTCAACGAATTTTGGAAGGAGACGACATGACAGAAAAGGAAATCGTGCAGGCGCTGCGGTGCTGTGCAGAGGGCGATTGCAAAGGCTGCGCCAGGCAGGAGGATAAGCAGCGCTGCCAAGAGAATTTATTGGCCAAAGCCGCTGAAACCATCGAGCGCCTGACCGCCGAGAACGCGGCGCTGAAAAAGGAGATTCGGAAAGCTGGCTGCATGTTTTGTGCGAGGTTTGGGGATTGCCCGGAAGGGTTTAAGCCGACCGGCCAAGAAGACTGCGATAATTGCGCGAAGAAACCGGATTGCGCGTGCATGACATGCTCCGGAATCGGGAGCAGCACAGACAACTGGGAATGGCGCGGCGCGCCGGAGGAAGTAGGCAAGGCATGAGTAAAGCTGTCTTGATCAGCATTCGCCCGGAGTGGGCTCGGAAGATCCTGAACGGGAGTAAAACGGTCGAAATCCGCAAGACCGCGCCGAAGTGCGGTGTGCCGTTTAAGTGCTACATCTACAAACGCGGAAACGGCAAAGTCGTCGGGGAATTTCTGTGCGATGAGATCATCAACATTAACGGCGCGGGAAGGATCCCGTCGGATGCTGCGTGGCCAACCTGCCTAGAGCCTGCGGAGCTGCACCAGTATCTCGGAGCTGCCACCGGCTTCGGCTGGCACATCTCAGATTTGCGCGTTTACGATCACCCGCGCAATCTGTGGGAGTTTACCGGCCTGCGGGAGACAAAATTCGGCCTTGCGCCCGGGCCAATCACCCGCCCGCCGCAGAGCTGGCGGTATGTGGAGGAAGAGACATGGAACGACTGACAAGTCCTAATATCAACGTAGACCCGGGCACCGACCGATTTCTGCACGCCGCGATCGGCGGCAAGGAAATCGACTGGAAGCAGAGCCGGGACAGCACGCTCAACGTGATGATCAACGGCCCAACGAGCAACGGCTTTGGCAAGGATATTTTCCGCAAGATGGCCCGCGATCTGTACGGACGGCTGAAAGCCTACGAGGACACAGGATGGACACCGGAGATGCTGCGTAAGATGGGCGAAAATGCTGGGCATCTGTGGGATTTCGCGCAGGCTGCGGAAAACATGACGGTCGGACGGTTGAAAGAGCTTGCCGAGGCAGACAAGGACGGGCGCGTGGTGGTGCTGCCGCCTGAGGAAAGAACGTTAGATTTTCCATCAAAATACACTGAAATACGCGCATTGTACCATTTTTGCGTCGATCTTGGAATCAAATGCACGATAGAGCACCTGTACGACGGCTATGCAGTGCGTTTCCCGGACGGAAGTGACTTCGCACAGCATTATGGCACATATGGCGGGACGGAAGGATGCGTTGAACCGGCTATCGGGGACTCCGAATTTGACTATACTGCAGTCGGCTTGAACCTCGCGAAGGAGCTCGTGAAGAAGCACAAAGGAAAATTGGAGGCCGACCATGCATGACGAATACATCAGCCGCGAGGCGGCGGTGAAAGCGGCCAATGAATGGGTAAGCGAGGCGTGCATGGCACCCGTGATGAGGGTAAGCCGATTGCTCGATAAACTGCAAAAAGTGCCCGCTGCCGACGTTGCGGAGGTGGTGCGGTGTAAGGACTGCGAACACGCCGAACGGTATGAGCGGACAGATGGAACCGCAGGCTATTACTGCGGACACCCGCAAAACACCTTCGCCTATGGTGAGTACTGGGATCGTGTATTCAAACCGGTAAAAGAGGCAGACGATTTTTGCAGCTACGGAGAACGGAGGGAAGAATGAACATTACACTTTTGAAATATCCCACCGATGAGGACTGGGCATTTGCAAAACAGTGCGCTTTAGTCACCATCGGCAAAGAGATGAAAACAGCACCGGACATGGAGTGGAAACACGCCATTCTCCGGGCGCAGCACAGCCCTATTCGGACTCTGCAATTCGCGTTTTACTTGGAGGGTGTGCCGTACTGGGTAAGCACCCATTTAGCCCGCCACGTCCACGCACAGCCGTTTATCCGGTCACAGCGGAATGACCGGCAGGACGAATACGACCGGAACGCAGCGCGGCAGGACGCGCCTGTGAACATGATCTGGTACATGAACGCGGAAGAGCTGATGACGATCATGGAAAAGCGGTTGTGCCATCTGGCGGCGAAGGAGACACGCAAAGTCGCCAAAAAGATCCGCGAGCTAGTGATTGAGCAATGCCCGGAGTTTGTCGACCTTTTGGCCCCTCCGTGTGTGCAAACGCTCGTTTGCAGGGAAATGTACCCGTGTAAATACGAAAACGTTCTGACATGGAGGGAACCATATGGGAACGATACTGGCGATTGACCCCGGCAATATTCAATCCGGCTATGTAATCGTAGAGCATGACGGCGAGGAGATCCGCCGCGTGCTGGAGGTCGGGAAAATTGAGAACAATGTGCTGCTCCCGCTAATCGCGCAGAAGCTTTACGGGAACGGATACGACGTGGCAATCGAAATGATTGCTGGCATGGGCATGACGGTAGGCCAAGAGGTTTTTGACACCTGCGTCTGGATCGGGCGGTTCTGGCAGACCGTATTGTGGCAGGCTGGATATGGGCCGACGCAGATATTCCGCCGGGAAGAAAAGCTTGATCTGTGCGGTTCACTATCGGCCAAAGATGCAAACATCCGGCAGGCCCTTGTCGACCGCTACGCGCTCGGCCAGCCGAACTTCGGAAAGGGAACGAAAAAGGATCCCGGTTTCTTCTACGGGTTCGCCGCCGACATGTGGGCGGCTATGGCCGTTGCAACCACATATTTCGATAAGTACATCAAGGGGGTAAAGCTGTAATGGCAAATATCACGGCGGCCTGCCCCGGTTTGCGGGAAGGTGTTTACACGGCCTTGCAAACCGCGCGCGGATGGCCGGTATCTCTGCAGCCGGGCGTGTGCCGGGGCATGGCGCAAGCTGCATCCCATCTGTACGGGCAAGCGGCGAGATCGCGCATGGGATGAGGTACAAATCCAAATCACAGCAATCATTCCGGTCTATCCCGCCATGCGTCCGCGCATGGGCGAAGTGTACGACGCGGAAAAATATGAATACGTCAGCAGCATGCCCGGCTATGTTGTGCGCGTCGGTGACAAACGGGTCTGTGTGAGGGTGGACGAATGCAGGGAGATTTAAGAATCAGCCCGTATTCCGCTCCGTGTAAGGATTGCCCCGAAAAGGGCTGCGGACCGAAGCATGCCACGTGCGAGGCATACATAGCATACCGCAAGGCTGCGGACGAGTACAAAAAAAGCAAGGTAGAACGCACAGAGCGCGGGATGGAAACAAGCGGCAAGTCCGCCAGAGCGCGGAAATACGATAGGGCAAAACGCGAAGGGAGGGTACATTATTGATGGAACAGATTAAGGGGGCAAAGTACGACGAGGGCAAGCCTCGCCCGTCGCTCGTGCCGGTGGCGGCTATCGAGGCGATCATGCATGTTCGGGAGTTCGGCAAGGCAAAATACGCCGATGCGGAGGACTGGCGCAAGGTACCGCGTGAGAAGTGGCTGGACGCCCTTCTGCGCCACGTACTGCATATCTGGGATAATCCGCTGGCGCTCGACGATGAGAGCGGCTTACCGGCTCTGTGGCATGTTATAACTAACGCTGCGTTTCTGTGCGCGGCGTACAAGGACGATTTATCCAATGCACAGTTGAAGTGGGCAAAGGACGTGCTATATAAGGAGGCGACGCAATGCGAGGAACTGGATATGCCGGGACTGGTCTGCACGGAGGAGCTTTGTGATTGCTTCTCGACGCGATGTGAAAACAACTGCACGAAATATTTGGACGTTCAGGACTGCAAACAGGTAGACCCGGACAGCCCGGAGGCGCGGCCATGAGCAAGCCGCGCTACGGCTGGTGGCCCTATGCGAAATGGATGATCCGCAGCTACAAGGGCGGAGGTCTCATGACAAAGGACGAACGCGCCGCGGTCGAAGCTGCAGTCAAAGAGACAGAGCAGCTGGCCGACGGCGGCGAGCGCCTGCGGCTGATCGATCTCGTCCTCTGGAAGCGGACGCACACGCTGCAGGGGGCTGCGCTTGCGTGCTACGTCTCGGAGCGTACCGCGCAGGAGTGGCACAGGCAATTTATTCGGCTGGTGGGGCAAAAACGGGGGCTTTTGTAAAAAAGTCTGCGTCCCAGAGCCAAAAATATGGTTTACAGTTAGGAGCGTAGAGATATTCTACGCTCCTCGTTTCATTCCTTTCCATCGGCTACGCAGCGTTCTGCGGATCTTTTCTCCTCCTTGTTCCTGTATTCTCCGGTATAAATAAATTTATTTATTTATACCAGGAGATACAGGAACGAAAGGGCGAAACAAAGGAGGCCAATATGGCGAGTTTACGCGCCCTTGCTTACAAGATGCAAACTGCGCTGATGCACAAGGGCATCAAGATAAAAATCAATCAAATGCAGGCATATTCCGAGAAAAGGGACAGGATGGTGACAAAATACGTGGTTTACGAGTACAGACCTGATGAAAAACCGAAGAATGTCACTTTGCTGGAGACCTACCAGATCGCGGATGTGGTAAAACTGCTGGCCAGCCGTTATAGCGATGGCGGATGAAAAGCTCACGCCGAAGCAGAAACGATTCTGCGAAGAATATTTAAAGTCTGGAAATGCAACAGAAGCCGCGAAAAAGGCAGGGTATAAAGAAAGCTCCGCATGCGAAATTGGGAATCAAAACTTAAGAAAACTACAGATTTCTTCCTATATTAAGCGAAGAATGGAAGAACAGGACGCCGCGCTGGTCGCTGACGCAAACGAAGTGCTGCAATTTTATTCTGCTGTTATGCGCGGAGAGGTCAAAGACCAATTTGGCATTGATGCTTCGCTTTCCGACCGCCTGAAAGCCGCTGACAGTCTGTCAAAACGCCTGGCCGCAGCAGAGCTTAAACCAAATGCGGAAAATGCAGTGCGGGTGATTATCGATGTCTGATGTTCGATTATCCGAAAAGATCGGGCCCGCCTTTTATGGCGTGGCACGTGACGTATTCCAGCATGGGCATACGCACTACGATGAGAGTGGCGGGCGAGGTTCGCTGAAATCCTCGTTTGTGTCCATCATCGTCCCAACCCTGCTTATGCAGGAGGAAAACAGGAACTGCCACGCTCTGGTGCTTCGCAAGGTCGCGAATACCATTCGTGATAGCGTTTATGCACAGTATGTCTGGGCAATCGGGGAACTTGGCGCGGCAGAATATTGGGAGGCGAAAGTCTCTCCGATGGAGCTGATCTATAAGCCTACAGGACAGAAGATCATGTTCCGAGGCGCGGACGACCCGATGAAGATCAAATCCATCAAGGTCCCGTTCGGCTATATTGCTGTTACGCACTTTGAGGAAAAAGACCAGTTTGCCGGGCGGGCGGAAATCCGAACGATTTTGCAGTCTACAATGCGCGGCGGGTCGAAGTTCTGGAATTTCGAGAGCTATAACCCGCCAATCAGCCGCGACAACTGGGCAAACAAAGATAGCCTGGAAGAGCGCGCTGATCGGCTGTGCCACAAATCTACATACTTGGAGGCCCCGCCCGAGTGGCTGGGCGAACAGTTTATTTCTGAGGCCGAACATCTGAAGGCCACGGACGAGCGGGCATATCAGCACGAATACCTCGGCATTCCGGTTGGCACAGGCGGCAACGTTTTCGACAAGTTGGAGCTGCGGGAGATCACGGACGACGAGGTAAAAAGATTCGATAAGATCTACCAGGGCGTTGACTTCGGCTGGTTCCCGGATCCGTTTGCTTTTATCCGGCTGTATTATGACAAGGCACGGGAAACAATCTATCTGCTCGACGAGATATACCAGAATAAGCTATCCAACGAGCAGAGCGCAACGATGATCAAGAAGCGCGGATATGGGAACGTGCGCATCGTCTGTGATAGCGCAGAGCCAAAGAGTGTCGCTGACCTTCGGGCTATGGGGCTTCCATCATACGAAGCTATCAAAGGTCCCGGGTCAGTCGAGTATGGAATGAAGTTTCTGCAGCGCAGAACGATTGTTATTGACAAAAAACGAACGCCGCACGCTTATGATGAGTTTGTCGGCTACGAATACGAAAGGAACAAAGACGGCGATATCATCAGCGGGTACCCAGACGCGAACAATCACCTGATCGACGCGACGCGGTATGCCCTAGAGCCCGTAAGCCGCAGAATGGGAGTTATTGCATGACGGTTATCGATAAGCTGAAAGAGCTTGGATATACAACGATCCCGGAGGATTTTTATACATACGTATCCCTTTGGAAGTCGTGGTATGTTGGCAAAGTCAAGGGCTTCCATCAGTATCGACGCTATAACGGCCACAAGTGGACAAAATGCAACCGCGCAAGTCTCGGCATGGCGAAAAAGGTCTGCGAAGACTGGGCAAATCTTCTGATGAATGAGAAAGTCCAGATCACGCTCAAAGGCCGGAGAGAGCAGGAGTTTGTCGACAGAGTTCTGACGGCAAACAACTTTACGGTCAAGTCGAACGAGATGCAGGAAATGAAATCTGCACTCGGAACCGTGGCATACATCCCCCGCGTAGTAGGTCAAGCTGTCAACGAGAGCGGCGAGATCGTGCGGGGCGAAGCTTCTAGCATCGAGCTAGACTATGTGACGATCGAACATATTTTCCCGCTGGCTTGGCAAAACGGAATTATTACGGAATGCGCGTTCGACAGCATGGTCACGCGGACAGGAAAGAATTACCTGTACTTGCAAATCCATCGGAAGGACGAAAACGGCCTTTACGTCATCGAGAACAGTATTTACCGCTACGAAAACGAGACGCTTTCTGACGCTCTGCTGACAGAGGTTCCGGGATTTGAGCGGATCCCTCCCGTGGTGCATACGGGAAGCGACAAGCGGCAGTTTGTCATCGACCGGCCGAACATTGCAAATAACCTTGATTATCTGCTTCCGGTTGGCATTTCCGTGTATGCGAATGCAATCGATGTTCTGTGCGGTGTGGATTGCGCCTATGACTGTTACGTCAATGAGTTTGAAAACGGCCCAATGATGATGATGATCAAAATGCCCGCTACAAGGTGGGAGGACGACGAACCGACGCTTGATGACAATGATCGGCGCTTTTATCTGCTCCCGGAAGATACACAGCAAGGGAACGTTGTGGAGACGATTTCCCCGACCCTTCGGACGGAACAACTGAATGTGGGCCTGCAAGACCATCTGAACATGCTGTCCAGTAAGTGTGGCTTCGGAGAGACTTATTACCGTTTTAATGGCGGTAGCGTCGCGACAGCCACACAGGTCATCAGCGAGAACAGCACCATGTTCCGCACCATCAAAAAGCATGAAATTGTTCTCGAACAGGTGCTTGTAGAACTATGCCGGATCCTTCTCCGGCTTGGGAATACCGCGATGAACGCGGGGCTGAACGAGGATGTGGAGATCAGCATTGATTTCGACGATTCTATCATTGAGGATAAGGCCACTGACTTTTCTCGCGATATGCAGCTTCTTAATGCTGGGATTATGAACGACTGGGAGTTCCGCATGAAGTGGATGAACGAAGACGAGGAGACCGCAAAAGCAGCACTTCCCAAAATGCAGGATATGACGACCGATGGGCAGGATGAGGTCGAGTAATGGCGCACTATCCATTTACTCCGGAACTGCTTGATGCACTTCCCGAAGAACTCGCTGAACTCTTCCGAGGACTTGAAGATGCGCTGCTTGATGAGATTTGCAGCCGCCTTGCACTGAAAGATCAGCTGAACGAAGTGACGGTTCAGGCGATTCGGGCGCTGCGGTTGCATGGCATCGATACAAAAGACGTCGAAAAGGCCATCCAGAAAACATCTGGGATCAGTGAAAAGAAGCTCAACAAGCTTTTTGACGATGTAATAGCCAGAAACCAGAAGTATTATACCGACGTCATTGATATGGCGGGGCTGACGCAGCCAGAAATGCTGGTCGATGCGCCTGTGATCGCCGCGATCCGGGCGCAGACACTTGATGAATTTCACAATATCACAGCTTCTATGGGCTTTCTGGTGGATAACGGCAGGACCATGCTGCGCCCGGCCAAAGCGTACCAATGGGCACTCGATTCTGCCGCCCTGCAGATCCAGACCGGCGCGGTCAGCTATAATCAGGCCATCAAGCCAGCGGTGCAGCAGCTTGCAAAGAGCGGCATAAAAACGGTCAATTATGAAAGCGGCCATGTTGACCAGATCGACGTCGCCGTGCGCCGCGCGGTGATGACCGGCGTCAACCAGATATGCGATCAATATACAAAGCAGTCAGCAGAATACCTGCAGACGCGGTATTTTGAGATATCCGCACATTCCGGTGCCCGAGACAAGCCCGGCCATTCTCCGTGGTCGAGCCACAAGGACTGGCAAGGGAAAGTCTATTACCAAAGTGAAAACGGTGAGCCTGATCCGATGGGTCTTTACGATGACCTTGTAGCTACTACCGGCTATGGATACGTCGATGGTCTGACCGGCGCGAACTGCCGCCATCATAAATACCCCTTTATTCCCGGAGTTTCAGAGCGCACTTACACCGATGACCAGCTTAAGCATATCGATGACGGGCTGGGGTGCGAATTCCAGGGGAAAAAGTATTCCGCATACGAGGCAACGCAGATGCAGCGCAAAATTGAGCGCACCATACGCAAATTAAAGCGCAAGAAAGCCGGTTATAACGCCGCTGGTCTGGCAAACGACGAACAGGCGGTAAGTATTCGCATCCAGAGGCAAAGACGCCAATACAAGGCGTTCAGCAAGGCCGCGGGGCTGCCGGAACAGCGAGAAAGGATGAAGGTGCTGTATTGATCGACGAAAAACTGAAAGCCGCCATTGAGCGGGCGCTTGCTGATGGCTGCCGTGTGCAGCTGAAGCGAATGAAAGACGGCACGATCAAAGCGCAGATCGTAAAAATGGAAGAGATCAAAAAATAAATACCTTCCCGCAGCGCAATGGAGCGCGCGGAAGTGGCACGAAGAGTCAGTTTGTAAGGGTTTCTTACAGGTTGGCTCTTTTTTCTTTGTAATCAATGGGCGACGGCCCTTAAACGGAGGCTTTTTATGGCAGAAGAACCCAACGTGCAGGGCACGGGAATCACTGCTCCCGAGCAGGAAAAAACGTTCACGCAGGCTGATGTCGATAAACTCATCCAGACGAGGCTCGATCGCGAACGGAAAAAGTACCCCAGCGAGGAAGAAATCACCGCCTATCGGACTTGGAAGGACAGTCAGCAGACCGAACAGGAGCGTCAGGCCAAGCAGGCAAAAGACCTTGCGGACAGCAAAGCGGCTCTTTCTGCCTCACAGGCAGAGGTCGAGCAGCTGCGGCGCGATAAATACGTGCTGAGCAAGGGCCTGACCGGCGAGGATGCCGAATTTGTTGCGTTTAAGGCTATGAAGATGGTCAACGACAAGACCACGTTTGAGCAGGCTGTCGACGCATTGACCGCAAACCGAAAGAAAGCAACATTCGACTGGACAGCCCCGACAGGAGGCGGCACAAAGGAAAACACAGCAAATCAGCAGATGAACGCCCTGATTCGTGGCGCTCTCAGATAAGAAAAGGAGTTATATATGCCGACTATTGATCGCAATTCTCTTTCCGGTCTTATTCCGGAACCCGTAACCCGTGACATCATGCAGGGCGCTATCGAAGAGTCCGCAGTCCTGCGCATGGGCCGCAGACTGGCGAATATGTCCAGCAAGACCCAGACCATCAACGTGCTCGACGCCCTGCCGTCTGCATTCTTTGTCAATGGTGAAGCGACCGACACTGGCGCTGGCGAAGCATTCAAGCAGACCACCAAGATGGCGTGGGACAAGAAGAAACTGTACGCCGAGGAAATCGCCGTCATCGTTCCGATCCCTGAAGCTGCCCTGGACGATGCAGACTATGACATTTGGGGCGAGGTCCGCCCGAGACTGACCGAGGCTTTCGGCAAGGTTATTGATGCGGCTATCCTGTTCGGCACGAACAAGCCGAGCACGTGGCGTGACGGCGTTGTTCCTTCGGCCATCGCTGCTGGCAACGGCGTGCCCGTCGGTACGAGCGTCTTTGACGACATCATGGGCGAGGGCGGCCTGATCGCAAAGGTCGAACTCGACGGTTTCAACCCGAATGGCGTTATGTCCGCGATCCAGATGCGCGGCAAGCTTCGTGGCCTGAAGGACACGACCGGCCAGCCCATCTTCAAGTCCGACATGCAGGGCGCGACCCGCTATGGCCTTGACGGCATGGATATGTACTTCCCGATGAACGGCGCATTTGACCCGTCTCAGGCGCAGATGATCGTCGGCGACTGGTCGCAGCTGGTCTATGCAATCCGGCAGGACATGACCTTCAAGATCTTCACCGAGGGCGTCATTCAGGACCCGACCACGAAGGCGATCACTTACAACCTCATGCAAAACGATATGGTCGCGCTGCGTGCGGTCATGCGCCTCGGCTGGGAAATCGCCAACCCGGTCAACGCTTACAACGCGGGCATTACCAACCCGTTCCCGTTCTCGGTCTACGGCAAGGCTGGCACGGTCTCCACTGTGACCGTCGCCCCGGCAACCGCGACCGTGGCGAAGGGCGCAAGCAAAGCATTTTCCGCCTCCGTTGCGGGTGAAGGCATCGTAAGTGGCGACGTCGAGTGGAGCCAGAGCGGTGCAAAGTCGTCTATCACGGAAGGCGGCGTGCTGACGGTCGCGTCCAATGAGACGTCCGCGAGCATTACCGTCACTGCAAAGTCGAAGCAGGACAGCACTAAGACCGGCACGGCAACTGTTACGGTCGGTTCGTAAAAAATGAAAGGAGCTGGTACGAATGATCTATGCCGACTATGAATTTTACTCCGGCTGCTATTACGGCAACGTCAACGAGGAGGATTTTCATCGTCTGGCCGTTCGTGCCAGCTCCTTCCTCGATTATTACACGCAGAACCGGGTAAAGAACCGCGCGGATCTGCATGAGGTGAAAATGGCATGCTGCGCGCTGGTCGACAGGTACAAGACCATCGAAGCTGCACAGGATCTTGCACAGAAGAACCTTACCGCCGGGCTTGCATCTGATTTCGGTGAATTGCAGAGCGAGACTGTGGGCGGTTACTCCCGCACGTTCCGAAGCAGCGGCGATTCTTCCGTTTCGGCCATGAAAGCCGCGGACAATCTGAAAGCGACGCTTGCGGCCACGGCGCGCGAATACCTGGCGCATACCGGCCTGCTGTACAGAGGGAGGTGCTTTTCATGTACGCTCCCCACACTGTAACCATCTACAACGTCACGCAGGAAACAGACCAGACCACGTTCAAAGACGTGCAAAAGTCTTATATCACAGTCCTCCGTGGCGTGATGCTGCAGGCGTCCAAAGCCGCAAATGTCCGCCAAAGCGGGCTAGAGGGCGCGGACGCTGTCAACCTGTATATTCCATTCTCCACGCCCGCTGTGGATGGCGTGACGGGCGCTGCGAAGCGCTACGTCGGGCCACAGGAATTCTGGCGAGCAGTCGATAAAAGCGGGCTCTGGACGCTCTCGACGGACGGCAACGGCGGCACGACCTTTTTTGTCAAGGGCGAAGTCGTTGAGCCGGAGAAGACCGAGGAAGCGATTGAAATGCTCTACGACGACGTTTACAAGGTCACGAAGGTAGACATGAAGGACCTCGGCAGCGCTGATATGCAGCACTGGGAAGTCGGAGGATCCTGATGTGCTGAAATTCTCCGTGGAAACGTCCGGGCTTAATGCAATCGCAGAAAAGCTGAAAGAGGTATGCAGCCGAGCGGAGCATATTGTTGCAGTTCAAGTTCGGAAGGACACAAGCCCATATGTTCCGTTTTTGACTGGCTCCCTCGATGAGAGAACGCGCGTGGACGGGAATACAGTCACCTACCCCGGCCCATACGCGCGGTTCCTCTACCACGGGAAGGTCATGATCGACCCGGAGACCGGAAGCACATACGCGCCGAAGGGCGGGACGAAGGTGCTGACCGACAAGAATCTTGTGTTCAATACCTCTGGACATTCTCAGGCCCAATCGCACTGGTTCGAGGCATCGAAAGCTGAAAACCTTGATAAATGGATCCGCGTTGCGGACAAGGCGGTGAAACATGGACTCTGAAAAACAGAAAAAGTTGGTATCAGCGGAAGAAGAACAGGATATCGCCCGAAAGATGATGGTCTGGGCGAACTCCTTTTCGGACGACGATATGCCAGCCGCGACGATCAACTATGAATTTCTCGCCGCAGATTCCGCAAGTATGGCGCTGTCCGCCATTCAGGGCGCGTACATCACGCGGAAATACCTGCTTGGCGGGCATGAAGCAGAATACCAATTTAAGATCATCGCCCGCATCATCCCCGGCAGCAGCAACGATAAGCGCCTGAAATGCGACGCCATGCTCAACCGCTTCGGAGACTGGGCTATGCAAAATTACCCGTCTTTGGGCGACGGGATGCGCGTCCGGCGCGTGGAAGCGTCCAGCCGTGCGGCTCTGTTCGCCCGGTACGATGACGGTACAGAAGACCATCAGATACTTATGAAACTGACATATGAGGTGATTTAACTATGGCAGATATGACCTTTAATACCACTTCCGGCCAGACCATTGACCGAGAATTGCTGATCGCATACCTGAACACCGGCGAGTCGGCGACGCCCGTCTGGTCTCCGTTCGGTAAGCGCGTCACCGACTCCAGTATGGAATATGACTGGCAGGAGGATTCCAGCAAGGATATCCTCGGCACGACCAGAACCACCATGAAGAAGCCCATCATCACGCAGAGCTTTGACCCGTGCGAGCTGGATTCTGGCGACGCGGCGCTCGTCAAGCTGTGGAATCTGGCCGTCAAGGATCAGGACGCGGCTGCGCTGGCGAACCGGGATGTTCTCATTGTCCACCACTACGCAGGTACGGCTAAGACGGCGGTTTTTGCGGAGCGCTACGACGGGACGATGGTCAAGCCCACGAGCCTCGGCGGCGAGGGCGGCGGTTTCGTCGGTATGCCGTTCGACGTGACGCTGGGCGGCACGCGCACGACCGGCACGGCTGCGATCGGCAGCAACGGCGCGATCACGTTTACGCCGGACTCCGCAGCCTGATGGAGGGACGATAAATGGCAGATATCAGATTTGATACCGGCGTCGTTGCTTTCAACCTGAACGATAAGATCGAAGTTTCCTTCAATCCTACCGACAGCGCGGTTGTAGAGAAGATCTACAGCACGTTCGAGGAACTGGACAGAAAGCAGGAAGCATACAAAGCGGAGATCGAAAAGTGCGCCGACAAGAAGGAGATCTTCGAGATCGCACGCCGCCGTGACGCGGAAATGCGGGACATGATCGACGGTCTGTTTGAAAAGCCGGTCTGCGCAGCGCTGTTTGGCACTATGAATGTCTACGCGCTGGCCGACGGCTTGCCGGTCTGGTGCAATCTGATGCTGGCCGTGATCGACCAGATCGACACAACGTTCAGCCGCGAACAGAAGCGCACGAACCCCCGTATCGCAAAATACACAGATAGATGGAAAAAGTAATCTATTCCCTGCCGACTTCGGTTGAGGTCAACGGAACAGAATACACCATCCAGTCAGATTATCGGGCGGTGCTGGATATCCTCACCGCCCTTTCTGATGGTGATCTCGACGAACAGGACAAAGCCGAAGCTGCGTTGACTATCTTCTATCCGGAGTTCTCGTCAATGCCTGCGTCGGATTACCAAGAAGCGCTGAATCAGTGCTTCCGGTTTATCGACCACGGGCAGGGGGCAAAGACGCAGGGAAAACAGCCCGCCGTTATGTCGTGGGAGCAGGATTTTGACATGATCATTTCCCCGGTCAACCGGATCGCTGGCTGCGAAGTCCGCAGTCTCCCATATCTCCATTGGTGGTCGTTTTTGTCGTACTACATGGAGATTGGCGATTGCCTCTTTGCGCAGGTCGTTGCGATCCGGGACAAAAAGGCCCGCGGGAAGCCGCTGGATAAGCAGGAGCGCGAATTCTACCGGCGGAACCGGAAAATGGTCGACCTGAAAACGACCTACACGGAGGCAGAGCAGAATCTACTTGCCGCGTGGGGGATCGGGGCACCAAAGCAAACATAAGGTGGTGAAACTATGGCGGACGGCAAGGTTGTTATTGCGGTCGATGCTGATGCAAAACAGGCTCAAAAAGAGCTGGATAAGGTCACAAAATCCATCGAAAAGATCCAAGCTGACCTGAACAAAAGCACTGGAGAACAGAGCGGGATCAAAGCAGAGCTGGACGCGGCAAAAGCATCCGCGAAGCAAACCGAAGATGCAATTCGGTCTCTGAAAACCGAGGCATCGCAGCTGACGCAAATAACGTCCGGCACTGTTTCTGTTGACCCAGCTCAATTTATCGCTGCGCAGGAGCGGCAGGCTGCCGTTACCGCGCAGCTGAAAGAGCAAGAGGCGGCTCTTGCCAAGCAGGACAAGGCGGTCGAGGCGCTTGATGCAAAATATGCCCGCGTGACCGACAAGGTGATCCAGCAAACAGCGGCACTTGACGATGCAAAAGAAAAGGCCGGAGCGCTCACGAAACAGATCACAAATGCGGGCGGTGCGTCCGAACGCATGGCCGAGGCGGCGTCGCGCGTTGAAAAGAGTATGTCCAAGTTTGGGAACCGGATCAGCGGACTTTTTAAGCGCGCGTTGGTATTTACGCTCATTTCCCGTGGCCTCTCTCAGCTGCGCAGCTGGCTTGGCGAGACGATCATGCAGAATGATGCAGCCCGTGCGTCTATCGCTCGGCTGAAAGCCGCCCTTTTGACGCTGGCACAGCCGATTCTTGAAGTTGTGATCCCGGTTTTTGTGAAGCTGGTCAACATTCTTACTCAGGTTGTGACGGCAATTGCAAAATTTTTCGGTATGCTGTCCGGTAAAAGCTGGGGCACGCAAGTATCTGCGGCAAAGGGCCTGACCGAAGAGAAGGAAGCACTCGAGGGCGTAGGTTCTGCCGCTGAGGATGCGAGCAAGAGCATGGCGAGCTTCGACGAGATCAACCAGATCACAAGCAATCAGGCGTCGGATGCTGGCGGCGGTGGCGGCGGCTCTTCCGGCACGGAGGGCATCACCCCGGATTTCTCGAATCTTGATATGGCAGAAGACAAACTGCATGATATTCTCGGGATTGTCGGTGCGATTGCGGCCGGTTTGCTTGCGTGGAAAATCGCGAGTATGTTTACAGATGATCTCAGCAAGATCGGTGGCATTGCACTTGCCGCGGCGGGCGCGTTTGCGCTTATCTATTTCTGGCTGGACGCATGGAAAAACGGAATCGATTTGCAGAACTTCGCCGGTATGCTGGCTGGACTCGTGGCGTTGGCTGGTGGCCTTGCGATTGCATTTGGCGCAACTGCTGCGGGCATTGCCCTTGTAGTAGGCGGTCTTGCAATGCTGATTGTCGGCATTAAAGATGTGATTGAAAACGGCCTGACGTTAGAAAATACGTTGACGATTATCGCCGGGCTTCTTGCCGCTGGCATTGGTATCGGTCTTCTGACTGGAAACTGGATCCCGCTACTCATTGCGGCAATTGCGTCCGTTCTGCTGGCCCTTGTGTACTTCACCGGGCACGGTGAAGAGCTTATCAGCGGCCTGAAAGATGTTGTTGAGGGTTTCGGCAAGTTTTTCAAAGGCGTTTTCTCAGGCGATTTGAAGCTCGCAGCAGAGGGCGCAAAGCAGATCTGGGAAGGTATGAAAAAAACGTGGAACGCCATTGTAAGCTCCATCCGCGATGCGTGGAATGCGTTCATCACGTGGATGCAGTCTAAGAACCCAGCGCTGGCCGCGATCTTTCAGACTATCGGGAAATTGTTTTCCGACCAGTACAACGCATGGGTAAAAATCCTGAAAGGTTTGATCACGTTCCTGACCGGCATTTTCACAGGCGACTGGAAAAAGGCTTGGAACGGTGTGCTCGAAATTTTGAAGGGTATCTGGAATCTAATTGTCGGCACGGTCGAGGGCGCAATCAATTTCATCATTGACGGTATCAATCTCCTAATTTCCGCGCTGAATAAAATTCAGGTCAACATTCCCGAGTGGGTCCCGTTGTTGGGCGGCAAGACCTTCGGCATCAACATTGCGCCGGTCAGTAGAATCGAGCTTCCCCGTCTCGCCTCCGGCGCGGTCATCCCGCCGAACCGGGAATTCCTCGCGGTGCTGGGAGACCAGAAGAGCGGGACGAATATTGAGACGCCGCTGGAAACCATGCTGCAGGCGTTCCGGCAGGCACTCAACGAGAATGGAGGCAGCGGCCGGAGCATCACGGTCGTGCTCGAGATGGACAAGCGGGAGTTCGCCCGCGCCGTCTACAAGGCAAACAATGATGAGACGCAGCGTGTCGGCGTGAAGCTCGCGGGGGTGAAAGCATGAATAGTGTATTGAGCCTTGACGGAAAAGCGTATCCGAATCTGCACGTCGTGAGTCTGAAACGTTCGTTCTCCGTGCTTGATGGCGACAATGCCGGGCGCGTGATGACCGGCGCAATGACGCGCGACATCATCGGCACCTATTACAATTACAGTCTGGAAATTGATTCCGTGACATCGAACCCCGAGGAATACGACGAGTTTTATGAAACGATCTCCGCACCGGCAGACAGCCACGTACTGACAGTCCCCTATGCGCAGACGACCATGACGTTCGACGCGTATGTTGCAAATGGCGACGATGAACTGGCGTCCAGCTATGCCGGGAAAAACAGCTGGCAGAACCTGACCGTCAATTTTGTTGCCATGAAGCCCAAGAGGACCCCGGCATGAGCGTGAGAGTAGTATATGAGGACGTCGCGGTCGGCGCTGCAGCTGCGTCGACAGTAACGACGACGGCGAGAAAAGACTTTGCCAACCCTGCTCTGATCCCCTACGGTACAGACGCCGGGCTGCTGGCGTCATTCGAGCAGAATCAGTGGGTTCTTGACGGGACGCGCGTCTTGCTCGGGAGCCAGCGGGCCGCATTCTGGTCCGCGGTGCAAAGCAACGACGACTGCACGTTTGACGCAGCACCGACGATCACGATCTCCCTGAACGGTCAGTTCTCGTCCCCGGGCATTTTCTTCTACTTCGACGGCTCGGAGGGTGACTATTGCAGTGAGATCGTCCTGACGTGGTACAACGGCGAAGAACAGCTTGCGAGCAAGACCTTCACGCCGAACTCGTACAAGTATTTCTGCGAGCAGCAGGTCGACCTATATAACAAGCTCGTCATCCAGATCAATAAGACGAATCTGCCAAAGCACTACGCGAAGATTTCACAGATCTTCTTTGGCATCGTCCGGGAATTTGAGCGGGCGGAACTCCGCTCCGTCAGAGTGACGGAGGGCCTGAACATCATTTCAGACGATCTGGAGATCAACACGCTCGACTTCTCGCTGGACAGTGCGGATGACATTGATTACGTCTTCCAGCAGAAGCAGCCCGTCAGCGCGTATGACTCGGATCACCTGATCGGCGTGTTTTACATCGAATCGTCCTCCCGCAAGAGCGTCAGCGTCTATGATGTCTCCTGTATCGATGCCCTCGGCGTCATGGACAGTGAGCCGTTTGCGGCTGCGATCTATTCCGGCGCGTCCGCAAAGACGCTGATACAGACGATCCTTGCCGGGCACTTCACACTGGAATACGACTCCGCGCTGGATGACGCGAAGGTCACGGGCTACATCCCGGACTGCACGAAGCGCGAGGCGCTGCAGCAGATCGCATTCGCGATCTGCGCCACCATCGACACCAGCGGCACGCGCGGGATCAAGGTGCGGAAGCTCCCGGCTGACGAACCGGTGGAGATCCCGCTGGACCGGATCTATACCGGCGGCAGCGTGGAGACGTCCTCCCCGGTGACGGAGGTGCGCGTGACGGCGCATGCGTATAAAACGACCGGCAGCGGTGACAGCGTAGAGGTCGACGGCACGACGTATTACCACACGACGACCGTCACGACGAAGACCAACCCGAAGGTCACGGCTACGACGAAGCCGAATGTTGTTGAGGTCAAGGACGCGACACTGGTCAGCAGCAGTAACGTCGCTGCGGTCGCCCAGCACGTCTACGACTATTACATGCGCCGCCAGCGCCACAGCGCACGGATCGTCATGGACGGCGAGACCCCCGGCGATTACGTCAAAACGACAACGCCGTGGGGCAGCACGATCACCGGTACGATCACCAGCATGGGTATCCGCCTCAGCGGTATTGCAGCGGCGGATTGCGAAATTGTAGGATCCTGAGAAACGGAGGTACATCCTATGGTCCAGGGTGATGCCTATAACATCGATATTTCCATCACGAACAACGGCGAAGCGCTCGAGATCAACGATATCGAGACCGTCGAGGTCTCGCTTCTGTACCTGCAGAAGAAATACCCCGGCGAAGTCGAATACAAGGACGGGAAGTTCCGCTTCCCGCTGACGCAGCAGGAGACATTCAAGCTCCCGAAGACCTGCCAGATGCAGGTGCGTGTGAAATTTACCTCGGGGGACGTCATCGGCTCCCCGATCCAGCAGATCGACGTTCTGCACGCGCTGTCAAAGGTGGTGCTGTAATGGTTCCAGTGACGCCGGTCACGTTTGAGCTGGCCGGAGATCGCGCGCTGCGCTTTGACACCGGCGGAGGCAGCGACGTCTCCTTCGGCTTCTCGGCCTCCATATCCGCCGGGGGTGCCAAACCTTACACCGGGGCATACGAGGTCACGCCCAAGATCTATGAGGCGGTCTCGCTGGAAACGAAGGACCGCTTCCTGAAAGACAATGTAACCGTCAAGAAGATCCCCCAGTATATCGTCTCGAACGATGCGGGGGGTGCAACACTCATTATGGGAGATGAATATTATGGCTAATCAATATGTAAACAAGGTTATCGTTGGTACTGAAGTTAAGCTCGACCTTACTCAGGACGATATCACTCCTGATAAGCTGGCTAAGGGTATTAAAGCCCATGACAAATCTGGCGCATCTATCGTTGGTACAAGTACAAAGGATGCTGACACCAGCGACGCAACTGCCGTTGCTGCAGAAATTCTGAAGGATAAGACAGCATATGTGGCAGGTTCCAAGCTGACTGGTACAATGCCCAATAATGGTGCAAAGCACCTGAAAATCACCAATAAGGACACTCCTGTGCCTATTCCGATGGGCTTCCATGACGGTTCTGGTGATGCTGCTATCGACGCTGATGAGGCTGCAAAGCTGATTCCGGCCAACATTCGTGAGGGTATCACGGTGCTTGGTGTTGAAGGTACTATGTCTGGTTCTGAAGGCGTAAAGCCTCAGGCGAAGACGGTTACTCCGACATTCGTACAACAGGAAGTTACGCCTGACAGTCCGAAGTTCAACTATCTGTCTTCGGTTACTGTTGCTGCAATTCCTGTTACTTACACGGATAACGATCAGGGAGGCCAGACACTGAAAGTAGGTGCTTGATCGTGGCAGTCAACAAGGTTGAGATCAACGGCGAAGTAAAGCTTGATCTGACACAGGACACCGTTACAGCAGCGAAGCTTGCACAAGGCGAGACCGCGCACGATGCGAGTGGCGAGCTGATTACCGGCACCATGACTGCACCGCAGCTGCAGATCGTCGTCACGTCAAACGCGGGTGCAATCGTTACAGCCACGAAGGGCAGTAAAACGGTTTCCGGGACGGCAGATGCGAGCGGGAATTGCACACTGACGGTCGATGAGACCGGCGAGTGGAGTGTAGCAGCTGAGTTGGATGGTGCAATAGGATCAGACGATGTTATGGTCGGAACAAATGCAGTAGTTTTGCAGATGTTTGATCCTGTGTTCGCTAATAATGATTGGGCTACTATTGTGAGACTCTGTCAAGAGAATAAGGTGCCGGACACATGGAATGTCGGCGACAGCTGCAATATGACGATCAACAACAAGACCTATGCAATCGACATCATTGGCAAGAATCACGATGACTACGCCGACGGCTCGGGCAAAGCTCCGTTAACTTTCATGCTGCACACGTCTTACGCAACATTAGCGTATATGAACTCCAGTCAGACTGTTAATCGCTGGGTAGATTCCTGGATGCGAAAATCAAATCTACCTAATATTCTAAAGAGAATGCCTGCAGAGGTTCAGGCCGGAGTACGAGAGGTTACTAAAATTACAGGTGCTGGAATTGGATCGGCAAACACTGTAACAAGTAGTGAGAAGCTTTTCTTGCTTTCTGGCCAAGAAGTAGTTGGCAGTGTAAGCGGTAACCAGACGGGTGGAGAGGGTACTCGGTATGAGTACTTTAAAAGTAGTACAGATGATAGATGCAACGCACGAGTGCCTATCGCAGAATGTTGCGTCCTGCGGGAGCTCCGCGCCGCAGTTTTCACAGAAAACGATTGCCTCCGGCGGCTGCACTGTGCTGTGCAGCGCATCGCGGACCGCGTTTCCAACCAGACCTCCAACACTGCCGCCGACACCGGCCATCGCACCAATGCCGATGCCGAGTCCGGTCAGCCCGCCGGCTCCTTCATTTTTTGCTGCATCCTGCGCCACGTCGAAACTGCGTTCCTGCTGATAGGTATATCCTTCCTGCATGCGCTTTTGTGCGATTGCATGGGAAGCGATGATCGTTTTCTGCGCTTCTGTCTGCGCCTGGATCAGATCCGTCTGCTGGCGGAGCTGCGCCTCGGCAATGTCGGCATATTTGCGGAAATGCAGATCCTTGAATTTTTCATATTGTGCTTCGCCATCAGGCCGCGCGAGATTTGTGACGAAGAAGCGCACAAGTTCCACGCCATAATCCGCAAAGTCTGGCAGGAGCTGTTGCCGCAGGGAACTGGAGAAATCCAACAGATGTGCATCAAGTTCAAAAATACTGACCGTGTCTGCCTGCATGAACTGCGCAATATAGGGCTTGATCCGTGCCATCAAAAACGCGCGGAAGCAGGCGGCAAGCGTCTGGCGGTCAAGTGTGGATTCTGTGCCGACAAGACGGAGCAAAAGCCGCCTGGCGTCCTGCACACGCAGACTCATTTCACCGCTTGCGCCGAGACTGAGCGGGAAGTGATAGGTGGGCTCAAGAAACTGCACCTGGCTGTCGGTGCCCCAGCGAATGGCCATCTGCTCGGTCTTATTGATAAAGTAGACTTCGCAGTGAAACGGCGTTTTGCCATTTGTTGCGCGGTTCAGAAGGTTGCTCAGCAGCGGCGTATTCTGCGTTTCCAGTGTGTGACGGCCGGGACCAAAGGAGTCAAGTGCCTGGCCATTCAGAAACAGAACGGCTTCCTGGGTTTCATGAACGATGAGCTGCGTGTAACTGTTAAAATCTTCGCATGGATGCTTCCAGACAAATGTAGTGTTGTCACCCTCATATTTGAGAATATCCGCAATATACCCCATAATGCTCCTCCTTAACTTCTTTTCCAATATTTATATTGTATGTTATTATTTTTCGTATTTCAACTAGAAATGGAAAGGTTTATGATAATTTTTGGCTCCTCAGGATGCCTGGAAAGAAGCTGACGCCAGTATTCATCTGCGCCTGATGCTGCAACAAACATCTGCGTTCATTTATTCCTCTAAAGATGTGCCTTAACTGAGATACATTTCAATGTACGAAGCAAGGATGCTCCCTGACATACGGACGTTTTAGCACCAATTGGGGTCAAAATGGGGTCAAAGCAAGTTTTGCAGAATTGCAAAGCAATGTGAAAAGTTAGAAAAACCACCGAATTTCAAGTGAAATGCGGTGGTTTTATGGTTGCGGGAGAGGAATTTGAACCACGTATAATTGTGGCGGCAATCGAAATTTCATTGAGATTACAGGCATTTTGCTTGCGTTTCTTGTGCTTAAAAATACTGTGTTTCGGTGGCCGAAAATAAAAGTGGGTACGAAAGTGGGTACGATTAAATGTGGCACGTCTAATTGTTTTTTCACGTATAATACAAAATCCACACAAAAGTCCACTGTGAGTAGCTACAAATATTTCCTGTGTATTTTTGCAAATCAAATAATCTCATCTTTATGTTTATATGGCTTTTTCTGCTTTGGCATGGTATAATTCAAATTATAAAAGCAGGAATGGGGGCGCTTGGAATGCCGCTGAAGCCGATGCTGGGTGTGGATGGTTTAATTGCTCACTCGAAAGAAAAGGGCATCACGTTTGAAATTATTTCGGAAGACGAAGCTAAGGACTATCTCGGAAGAAATAACAACTATTTCAAGCTTTCATCGTATCGAAAGAACTACACAAAATTTCCGGCTGGCCCCCGAAAAGGCCAATACCGTGACTTGGACTTTGCCTACCTGATTGAACTGGCTCGTATTGATGTGGAGGTCAGGCACATTTTGCTGAAAATGTGCCTTGATATTGAACACTTCTTAAAAGTCAGTCTAATTAAGGCGGTTGAAAATAATTTGCAAGCCGGAAACGGCGAAGACGGCTACAAAATTGTCACGGACTTCATCACGGACACAAGCGGCGTAAATTTCGAGGAACGCGCAAAAAACATTTCAAAACGCTCCGGCGCGATATCCCGCAAGATTGGACAAAACACGAAGAATCCTTACTGTGAAGGACTCATGAAAAAATATCGCGGCGAAATGCCGATTTGGGTATTCGTGGAGGTTATTTCATTCGGTGATTTGGAAGACCTTATTGCATTCTATGCAGCAGAATCCGGCTGGGAGTCTCCGATTGACGGAAAGAGCCTTGACCGAGTCCGGCAGATTCGCAATGCGGCTGCGCACAATAACTGCATCATCAATGACCTGCGGCCGGAGGAAGCATCTGAGCGAAATGTAAGCAGAACGCCGCGGTTCATCACGGATTTTGTCTGCCGCGCCGGTATCGGCGAAAATATGCGTAAAAAGAAGCTGGCAAACCGCCGTATCAACCAAATTGTCCACCTTCTGTATGTCTATGACAAAGTTGTGACCAGCGAGAACACCCGAAACACACGGCTTACAGAGCTTTATGACTTGCTGCATACGAGAATGTCAATGCACAAGGATTATTTTGCCGGAAATGGTCTGCTGACATCCACACATGAATTTTTCGTAAAATTAACAGACAGCCTGATGGACTCCCATTGACTTTTTGGGTTCCGCCGCATATAATAAAACTACAAAGAAAAACTTCGGTTTTGTAAGGGCCGCAGCGCTATGCTGCGGCTCTAGTTTTTTGACCGCAAGTATATCTGAACTTGCGACAGCGGGTGCAGACTAAAGAGATTCTGCAAGAATTATAAAAATGAGGCTGTGCCACACTGTACAGCCTCATTTTCTATGCTGTTAGAGGATTGCCCGGAACGCGGCATCGCTATACGCCGCGGCGCGCTCCAAGTCGCCGGTTTTCCGGTGTCCGTAGATGCCATTGGTATCCATATTGCGGCTGTGCCCGACGACCTGCTTTTTGAGTCCGTCCGGCATTTCATCACAGATAGACACGAAAGTATGCCGGAGCTCATAAGGCGTGACCGCGCTGATTTGGTTCGTTTCACAATACTTGTACCAGCGGTTGCGAAAGGCCTTCTGACGGAACGGCTGACACTTTTCGTTTGGAAAAATCCACTTGCAAACCATTCCGCGGTCGTGCAGTTGTTTGCGCTGTGCCTCGATTTCCTGCATCGCAAGTCCGGTCAGCACAATGGTACGGTTTGCGTTTTCATTTTTACCGTCTGTAACCTCTCCCAAATCGTTAATGGACTGATGAATCGTCAATGTAGAACCGTTCAAGTCCTCCCAACGCAATCCCAGCAGCTCACCCGGGCGCAGTCCTTCCAGCACCGCAAGACGATAAGCATGAATACACCAGTCTGTCTGCCTGCAGCGCACCGCGAAACTGCGTCACATCCTTTGTGAACAGCGTCTGAATGCTGCTTCGCGCGAGGATTTCTTTGGACGGACGTTTTGCGCTTCTGGGGATTGTGAGGTCCGCAGTGTTGAGATTTGTATAATTACCGAGCCGACAGTATTTGATAAATCCGGAAATGCAGCCGCGCAGATTTTTCAGCGTTTTTTGTGACAAGTTCTTCTGCGCATACGCATTATCAATGATTGCCTGCAAGTCGAGCAGCGTGAGCTTCTTGATTTTCTTCGCGGCAATCGCCGGTTTCAGGTAGTTTTTTACGAAATTTTCCTGTTGATTGGCGTTGCTTTTACTGGTGCTCTTGGAAATATGGCCAAAATAGGCATCCAGCAATTCTCCGCATTTTGTGCTTTCGCTTGCCAGTCCGCTTTCTAACCAAGCATCCGCCGCTTTTTCGGCGGCGATTTTACCCTTCGTTCCTTTTATAGATGAGAAAAAAGTGCGGCGTTCTCCATCCTTTTGGATTTTGATTTGCCATCGTTTTGCACTGTCATACCACTTGGCCTCATTTTTTCGCATAGGACTCCTTTCCGTCCCCCTTGCTTTTAACATCGCCGTGTGGTAGACTGGCAATGCAGAAGGAGACATTTGCTTCGAGAGAGTGAATAATTTCTGCGGCTGTCCGGGTGTTGGTAGCGCCCGGGCAGCGTTTTCATAATCTGATTTTCTCAGTTAAAATTTCTATACCCCTTGAAAACACTGGTGTTTCCAGCGTTTTCGCCACCTCGGTTTGGCCCTTTTCCCTCATTTTTTCCCTTGCGAGAAGAAATGAGGGAAACTTTTTTCAGGCCGTCCCTACAACCTTATCCAGCAGCCTTGCGGAAGTTCGCTTGGCCTCTCTGGTGGCGTGGGCGTAAATGTTCATTGTGGTACTTACATCAGAATGTCCCAGCAGCTCCTGCACATCCTTGGGTGCGGCTCCGTGAGAGAGAAGGTTGGTCGTATATGTATGCCTCAACAGATGGAAGTGAAAGTCATCCATATCCCCGATTTTCTTTCGGGAGTATCGGCATACGCTGCTGACCGTTGCAGGTGCTTCATAGGCTCCATCAGGCCGCAGGCAGACGAAGGAAACCTGGGTGTAATCTTCCGGCGGTGTCTCTGTCCGGGGCAAGGAATAGACCTCGTAGTAGGTGCGATTTTTTTCCTTGACGATGCGATAGTAGTTTTGAGAGTACAATGGCCCGTATTTGATGCTGTTCAGCATTTGCTCCTTTTTGGCTTCCCGCAGGATAGCCGCCAGGGTGTCGCAGAAATCCACGGTACGGATTTTCTTACGCTTGGTGGGGCCGATCTGCGTTTTCTTCCTTACGGAGTCATACCGCATACTCCGGCGAATGGTGAGGCACTGTTCCTTCAGGTCGATGTCCTGCCAAGTCAGCCCGCACACCTCGCCGATACGAAGTCCGGCGAAATAGGCGATCTGGATAGGCAATAACGCGGGATTGTGCTTTTTCTTCAAAAGCTCATTCAGCGCCAAATACTGCTCATGGGAGATTGTTGGCGTTTCAACGGGAAGGTCGCCTGTGCCATCTTCGGTGAACAGCTCATATTCATCGTCTTTGACCCGTTTCACCACATACTGCATCGGATTGAAGGTAATCAGCCTTTTGGGGAAAACTGCAAAGCGGAAGGAATTTTGAAGCACTGCCGAATACTGGCCCAGCGAGCCTTTGCTCAAAGCCTCAACGGTTTTTCCATCGGGACTTGTCCCTCCGAAGCTCAACAAATCCATATAGCTTTGCAGATGGTCGGAAGTTACCGTCTTGAGCTTGCGCTTACCAATGGGGTGCTTCTTGATGCGGGAAACAGTGTTGATATAGGCTGTCACAGTCCCATCGCTCAACGAACCGGGTTTCAGTTCTTCCTCCACCCACATATCCAGCATATCTCCCAAAGTGATGTTCTTGGCCTGCGCCAGAAACATCTTGGTTTCATAGTCCTCCATCGCCTTGCGGAGCAGAGACTCGGTTTCACTCTTGCTTTCTGTTCCCGGAAATTCTTTCTGGACACGGTTGCCGCTGGCATCCTCTACATAAAAGCGATAGTACCACTTCTTTCCTTTCTTTCTTACAGATCCTTTTGCCATAGCAAACTCCTTTCTATGCTGGCAAACGGAACCGTAGTGATGTGTCACCCTGATTATAGCAAAGGGTGGCTTTCCTATCAAACATACCGCTTGCTAAATTTCAAAGTTTCTATGTTCAATCCACCGCAAGGACCTGATTGCGGTCCAGAAGGTCACGGCCCTCGTTGATCTGCATAAAACAGCAAATCACATCCACGCGGACAATAGACTTGCGCCCAATCCGCAGAACCGGGATTTTTCCCCAATCCACAAGGCGGCGGAGGGTGTTGCGTCCAATGCCGGTATAGTCGGCAGCTTCTTCAATCGTCATGCCGATCTTACCAAAGCCCGCAGGCTGAACAGCGGAGTATCTTTCTGTATGAGTACGCCCGGAAGTCCCGGACGGAATATTCGCATAACAAACAGGCGAATTTGAAGTCATAATTGTTCGCCTCCTTCGAGAACAAAAAAGCAGCCGCGCCGATCTGGTTGGAGCCGTTGTAACATACGGCGCACTTCGGCGCGGCTGCCTTGACTTTTCTGTAACTTCAAGCCCGCTGTATTTGCCACGCATCCCCAGCGGTGGGGATATTACAGGCCGCCCCTGGCAGGGCTGTCATAACTCCGCAGCATCGTTCAAAGCGTGTGCCGCAGGGTTCCCCCTCAAGTCTGTGGGAGGTCGTGAGAAAGTATCTTTAACCCCCGCGCTGTCATCGCGCCCGGAGTGCCTGTCCGGGTCTAAGGTATGCGTTGATCGCTCGGATAGCTTGTCCCATCACCTCCTTGAAGCTATCGTCATGGCGGCGCACCTTATGTCGCTCATCACGCGGGTTTCGTACCTGCAATACCGTATATTCAGTTGTCATGGTTCTGTGAAGGGTGAGGAAAATGTGTCCTTCACCTATCACATTTTTTAAGGCCGTTTG